TTCAACATATCAGCTACCCTAAGCAAACGAACCTTAACCATATCCCCAGATACAGGAAGCTTCAGTTCATAAGGTTCTTTGAAATCCTTCGGAAGTTCTACTGTTTCCAGTTGGGTTAAGTCAATATCATAAAGTGACTTCTGCCAGCAATGTTCACATTCATAATCAACAGAAAAAATCCTGGAATATGAGTTGATAGTTTCCCATATCACAAGATACAATCTATCCCCAATAGTCAGTTGCATAGGATCAATGCCGGTCAAAACACCTTTTAATACGGCAGCAAACTTCTTTTCAAAGTTCTCGTTACTAATCTCAGCAATTAACTTTTCATCTCTGCCTTTGAATGTACGGATTTGGATCTGATCTGGATTTTCTTTTAGATCAATGTCTGGATAAACCAAACATTTGGAAGGGAACTTTACTGTAACTTTGTTTTCTGACATAACTCTCTCCTTTTCTTTTTGTAGGAAAGTTGTTACTGTTTCTTAATCAACGTAACAAGGATATTACCTTTTGCTAAAGCTTTGTTCATCATATCAGTTGTTGTATTTGTAGCCTTAACGTATCTTCCTAACGGTTTTCCTATTGGTGTTCTTAGTTCAATAACATCCCCAAGATCAAACATACGAGCAATAAGCCTATTGGTCATATCAGTGATCTCAGTTGTAATAACTGATTCTGTAACATCAAAATCGGCGGCATTCTTCAACATTTCTTCCGCTTGTTCTTTTGTAATCCATCCATTATCAATCTGTCTTTGTAAGGTTTCTCTATAACTTGACGGAACTTTTCCTTTGAGATTCTTTTTTACCTTCTCAATATCTGCCTTCACCTTAGCCATAAATGAATCTTCATCAGAAGATTCCTTACAATGTTCGATCAACTTAAAGAATTCATTCATATTATCCAAACCATTCGTATTCGATTTTATCCACAGAGAATTCAACAACTACTGTGGTCAAATCATTGTTTTCATAATTCATCTGGTATTTAGGATAAATGACAGGGAAACACCCAATCAGTTTATACCTACCCAATGCGATACCTGTTGAATCCAGAAACCTAACATACATAGTCTTGGAATACTTATCTTTGGTCTTGAATAAACCATCCTTTCCAATAATAAGATTTTTCCAGGCATTGACATATGCAGATACAGCATCAGGCATTGTCTTCACAAAGGTTACACGAATCCTATCTGCCTTCAATAATCCTGCAAACTGGGCTTCATACGGACCCACACGAACACTCCTGGAATTATCCATACTATAATCGCCAAATTGGACTTCTCTCACCAACTGACCTAAACCAAAACCTATTAGACCACCTGCTGAGAAACCAATATCCGGCAGTAGCACGTCCCAGAGATAGTTTCTCTGGAAACGTGCCTTTGCCAAAATCCAATCAACGGGGACACTTAACCCTGGCATAGATTACGCCTCTTCCCAAGTATCAAAGGCGAATGTGACCGGGTAGGTAATCGTACCATCGTTAGCATACGATAATGCAACCTTACCAACATTCTGAATCCAAGCCTCTTATAGAATGGATCGCCAACACCAATTCCGGTAACATTATGAACAATCTTCTGTTGCCAAGATGATACAGCATCCAGAACTTTCTTGTCTTCACCCTCGATAAAGGTTATTGCCCAAGATTGATCATACTTCAATTTTCCTGCAACTTTGATTCCAGCAGTTTGTTTGAAAGGAATGGTAATCTCACCATTACTTCTGCCGGGAATCTCAGCCGATTGAGCCCGAACTGTGTAGGTCGTAACATCCCCATCCCCAATAGGAACAGGAATCAATACTTCCCACAAATACGTTCTTGCCGGGTTAGTCAAATTACTTTTTAATGAATCTAATCCCATTAACGGCATATCATTCCTCCTTATTTATATTCCTGATTACAGGTTATAACCCCTGGCAATAAGTTCATCGAAACTAGCACCTGTTGTAGTAACAATAACCTGCAACTGGATAAACTCAGCTACCCTTATTGGTTTAATGAATACATCAACGTGAAGCTCATTACGGTCAATGGTATCAGGTGTGTTGTTTGTTTCATCACAAACGACCTGATAACCCTTGCTATCCGCAGTGGTTGTCTGGAACGCACCAGCCCCACTCAATGTATCAAGATAACTTTCTAACATAGCAGTAACCCTGAACCTAGTATTTTCATCATTCGGTTCGAACACGAATGTTCGTAGAGAAATTGCCATTGCTTTTTCAATAATAATTAACAACCTTCGAACATTGACACGATCCAAAGCAGATGCGGTGGTCGTCAAAGTCTTCTGACCCCAGATAACATTCCCAGAACCCGGGAAGATCTGCAACGGATTGATCTGTGCTGGATACAATGTATCACGTTCACCTTGAGAGAATGCCAATCGTGTTCCATTAGCATCAACAACACTCAAAACATTCATAATACCCCTATTCAGACCAGCAGGAGCACTCCAAGTATTCCTGATGTAATCTGTATAGGCATATTGAGCACCGACATATCCAGAACCAGCAACATTCGTTATTGTGGAATTGTAAGGATCATAAATCTGAACCAATGGAGCATACAAGGCACAATAACTTGAATTGATGTTCTGTGTTACATTTCGCCAGTTGATCATTGAAGCCACAGATGTTGTCTGTGCCGGGTCAATGTTAAGGATAGCGATACAATCCTTTCGTGATTCAGCAACCGACTGCATCTTCAACTGAACTGCAACAGAATAGAATCCTGCTTCAACCAAGATACGGATATCAACATCATCAGGATTAATAAACAAATCCCAACCATTGATTAACTGGGCATCTGCAATCGCACTTCCATCAGATCCTTGAGCCATTGCCAAAGTTGTTGCCTGTTCCTTCGGTAATGTGCTGTCAGCAATCGTGCTGTCTGCAACCCAGATATAATTACTGAATCCATTGATGACAGTTTCCATATATTGCTGTCTGCCATATCCATCCAACTGTGTCTTCCTGGATACCGTCCAAGATTCAACTCTTTCATATGTACCGGCTGTGGTCAATATATAGACCTCAATGGCAAACACGAATAGAGCATCATTATTAGTGGTCCGGAGAACCCTAACACCAATGTTGTTATTCCAAACACCCGGATTAACACCATAGATATTGAATAGATTGTCTTCACCAGAAACATCTTGGTAATCAGGACTAGCTGCCCCGGAAGAAATCGCGGCATTGGCTTGAACACTGGTGCTTTCTTTAATCTTCACACCACCATACAACGCCCCATTCTGAGCACGATAGCACCACAACTGATTACCGGTCTCTAGGAATGCTAACGCTGTATAATGGAAGTTATTACCCAATGTAGGTTCACCGTATTCCTGAATGAACTGTTGGGTATTAGTAATCAAACGAATCTGCGTAGTATCACCCTTTGCTGAATAACCAACAATGGCGGCAGTGGTCGTGGCAACAGTTGGAACGATGTTGCTTAAATCAAGTTCTCTTGTGTAAACGCCTGGACTAAGATAGAACGCCATATCAAACCCTCCTTATTTTGTTAAAATTGTTTTCAAGGTGTTGCTGTAATTATGTATTCATCAATCAATGTGTCCCGATAGTTAGGGCTAGTTCCTTCTCTGATATACAGATCCAGAATGATCGTCAATATTGTCTTTGTAGTTATTGACGTTAGTACCCACCCGTCCAGAGCTATGGGAAATTCATACACGAAGTATTGTCCCTTTTCATAGATGTCGTAGTTTGTTTTGTCCACGACCGGACCGAACTTCATATACATATTCATTTCATACAAACCATTATAGTAAAGAAGCAGATTTGGGAAACTGTGTACCCACATCATATAGGCTTCCACAGCATGCATAATCCAATCCAAATCCCTACTCCATAACAGAAACTTGTAATTTATCGTCGCTGGTACTGCTTTGATAGTAACTAACCGATCCCTTGAACTACTATCAACATACTGCATTGTCATTCCTTGACGAGCAAGTGGTGATCTTTGTCTCTGCCAATCAAATTCAATTCCTTCTCGCCAAACACTTATGAATTCAACAGTTCCTTCACCCCTTTTTTCTGCGATCTTTCGCTGTGCTAATCTTTCCGGATAGAACACACTATCTTGATTAGGATCATTTATGAAAAGAAACGGACTGAACTTAGAGAAGACCAGTGCTTCAATTCCTTTATCCATTGTGCTTATGAAAGATGTGGCTGCCATTAGAGTTTTTGTGTCCTTCTGTATTCAAAAAGATTAGACAAAAAGTATCGCCAAACCCACTTCTTGAGTTCAGCATCTGGTCTTATCACACTATTCCTTACCCATTCCTCAAAGAAACTTTCCGGTTCAGAGTTGAACTTCAACCCTATTGTTATGTATTCACAGAACACCTTATTGCCAAGAAGCTGTAACGCCATCGTCTTGAACTTGTTATATTCCGGGTCTGTGGATTTCTTTTTCATATTAATCAAATAATAATGTTTTTCCTTCAACGATAGGATCAATCTCCGATAAATCCTGCTCGACCTTGACGAATTCTCTAATCGAATCCAGGTTATAGACGGTTTTGTTTTCCAACGTCGCCCCTGCCCCAAGATAGATAGTGGTAGCAGGATCAATCTGAATAGGAATTTGAGAATCAGAA